AATTTGATACATCAGTTGAAATACCACAAATTCGTGGAAATATAAACGAAATAAATGTTGAAGTATTAAATTCAATTAGATCTGCAATTTTTCAAATTGAACATACTCTTGGTATAGCTCCAAACGGAGTCCTAACATCAACACTTTCTGATAGATTATCTAAATCTTTAGATGCATCTGGAAATATAAAAAAAGAAGCCTTTGATAAAGCTGGAGTTATATACGGACCAATAATAAATGATTCTGTATCAAAAGTTGCCGCTATAGAAGAATCAAAATTAAGATTAGATTTTCCAACAAGATTAATTCATAGCGAATTGACTCTTACAATTAGCAAGATTGATGAAATTATTAATAAATTAGAGGAAGTTTCTTCTAAATTCTCTTCTCACGTATATCCAGATGTTCCAAATAGACATACAGCAAAATCAATATCAATAGAGGCAATATCTGCACTTCCATCAGATACCGGATATTCTGAAGTATCGGCAGGTAGTGTTTATGAAGCAATAGATGATATAGTTAATAAACATATTAAATATTCTGGTTTAAATATATCATCAACAAATAACTCACATTTGAGTAGCCAAATATATTTTGATAATCTAAATGTTTCTGAGTATATAAATTCAGAAAATTTACAAGGTGCAATAGAAGAGCTTACAGAGGTTGCTGCTGGTCAGCAAATTAGTCATCAAAATATATTTCATGGAAATGGATATTTAAATACTTCAAGCTTAGAGTTGCTAAAAGCAGGAACAGCAATAGCAGAAAATATATCAGTTACATTTTCTAAATCAAATTATTTAGACTCTGGAAGAAAAACCGAAATATTATTATCAACACCTCAGACTATAGATTTGCTTCAAGTTTCAGATTTTGTTAGCATAAATTTAGCATCTGGAACTACATTATATACAATATCTGATATTGTATATAACACTTCTAATGAAGTAGAAAAAATAATTATTTTTGGATCAATAGGAGAAGATTCTACAGCAGGCTCTGAAATATTTATATATAAAAGAGATAAGACCGCAACAAATGAGTGGGGTCTTGCAACAACAATTTTAGAATATCCAAGCCTAACATCTGCTGGTATAGTTTCTGTCGCAAATCCAAACTCACCAGGAGTAGTCTCAAATAATTTTATATCAAATGCTGTAACATTTGGCTCTCAATTTTCTATAGATATAGATGGAAAAACATATACAGTAGACTGTTATAGTTTATCTTATTCACTTCAAACAATAGAGTCTATAATAACCACAATAAATGAATCGCTATTAGAGCAAGGAGCTGGAGCGTTAGCTTATAAAGTATTTAGCAAAGAAACAAAACAATATGAAATAGCAATTGTATCCAATTTTTATGGAGAGGATAGTTATATCGAAATATCTTCAACAACAGATTCTTTGTTAAATCTGGGATTAAATAGATGGAATGGAATAAGAGTATATGGATATACTGGAAATAATTATATTTTAAATGGATCTATATATTCAAACTTAAATAAAGTTTTTAATTTATATGGACTAACACTTGATTCTGGAACAAACTCAATATCAGGTGTTGATTTTAGCCAATACGATATTAAAAAAGGAGATATAATAAATATCTCAAACACAGATAGCGATAATGGAAGCTATCTAATTGTTAACGTAACTTCATCTGCTATATATGTAAATTCATCGCAGCTATCAGGCGGATCATGGACTTCTACAAGTTCTACAAATTCAAGATTTGAAATATTGAGAAATACAGTTTCTTTTGATCAATATAATTTTATAGAAACTGATGGATCCCCAAGTGGTTCTGTATTTGAATTAATATTAGATAATAAAGTTAATTTTACTTACAGAACAAAATTAGAATATGATATGACTTTCTATTTAAGTAAGTCTTTATATTCTATAGTAGATTGCTCTAATTATATAGAAAAAATATCTGAACAATTAACCTTTGAATATGATGGAACAGATTTATTTTGTTATCTAGATTCTTCAGATAAAAAGAAAATAACAAACTATAAAAATACTTATTTAAATATTTTTAGCAAGCAACATAATGTATACATTAGATTAATTATATACGAAGCAACAAGAATAGTCAACTACATAGGATTTGTTGGTGGTAGCAGTTTCTCTTCAAATTTATATTTTTATGAAAAAGCAGAATATAATGATATAATATTGCTTGGAAATGTAAACTTTTCAGCTGCAAATGGAAGAATAGATGGATCAAGCTTTACAGCTCCATCTATATATGACTTAAAAGATTCTGGAACTATAAAATTAAAAGATATAAATGATGATGTAAAAAGAGAGCTACAGATAGTTCCAATGAGAGAAACAAGAACATCTGGAGTTGTAACTGGTCTAGAAATATCATCTGTATCAATTGGATTAGATTTAAATTATGTAGTTAATGTAAATGCAGGTATTGCATATATTTCGGGTAAAAGATTTTTCCTAGATTCAAAAACAAACTTTAATACAGGCATATCATCTGGAGCATTTGATAAGATAGTTTTATTCATTAATAATGATGGCATTTTATTTGCAGATAATGCAGATTCTATATCTTGTAACTTCTATATAAACAGTGATGAAATAGTTGTTTTAGGAACAATAGAATATAATTCTATAGATACACAAATAATAGATCAAAGATTACTAATAAGCAATATAGATTTAAAGTTATTAAATTCAATAACTGTAAGTCCAGTATCTGGTATGGGTCATTTTACAAATGTAAATAATGCAATAAAATATGCAAAAAGATTTTCTCAAATTTACCCAGATGCAGGAATTCCGGAGATAGTATTAAAAGCCGGAACTCATAAAATTGAAGTAAACATACCAATTGCATTTGCATCTAAAACAAATTCTGATCTTATAAGATATTATGATAAATATGGTATTTATTTAGATTTTCCAGTAAAAATACTGGGTGAAGGCGATTCTACAGTATTAGATATCATAACTACTTATAGTGATAGGCCATTATCATTAGATGATAGAAGCTCTACTGCTGATAATAGAGGATATATAATAATAAATGGAGCAGGAGGAACTGAATATCCAGACTTTGCAGCAGACAATTTCGATGATGGCAATATAACAATAAGTAATTTAAAATTAAAAAATTCAACAATATTATGTCTTGATACAAAGCTTGTAAATTTTACAAGTAATACAGTTAATTTTAATAAAATAAAATTAAAAGATATTTATTTTGATTGGTCAAATATAATATTTGATACAGCAACTTTTGTAGACACTTATTATTTTCAAAATGCATATGCTATAAAAGTGTTACTAAGTTCTGGTGATTCAAATGATATAATAGGAAATTTATCAATAGAATCCTGTACATTTGATACATGCTATATAGATTTAACAGACGCAACTAATATGTTAAATCTTTCAATATATAATAACTATTTTTATTCACAAGAAAAAAAGACAAATATTAATGCATCATCATTTTTAATAAAAATAGGAACTCCATCATTTATATCCAACTATATTAAAAATAATTTAGAAATATCATCAAACTTTTCAGTTGCATCATCAATATTTGATTTATATGATTCATATTTATTTAGTAATACAGCTGGTTTGTTATCTGAAGCTCCATCTACATCTTATTCTAGGGGATTAAATACATTTGATGTAAATATGAATGGAGATGTAAATATTAATGATTTAGGTTTTTTTAATACATTTAATGTTTTTGTAGAATCTACTTTTGATGAATCTGTTACATTTAATAATAATGTAATCATTGGATCTAATTCATCGGATTTACTAACAGTAAATTCTGTATCTGATTTTAATGCAAATGCTTCATTTACATTTATTGATTCAAACCTAACGCCAGTTTTAGGAAGTTCCTATAATCTGGGCTCACTTTTAAGTAGGTGGAACACTATATATTTAAATACAGTTAGTTCAGATTTAATTCCATCTTCTTCATCAAATTATGATCTTGGATCTACATCGTTTAGGTGGGATAATTCATACTTTAATTTAGTAAATACATATTTATTAGAAACATTAACATCAAAAATTATAAATAATGAAATGATAGGTGCTGATCAAAGTGCAGAGGCAAAACTGCACATAAAACAATCAGCAGATGCAATAGCTAGCTCAATTGGCCCTGGAATAAAATTAGAATCATCATTATCGTCAGACTATTGGGATATATATTTTGGTGCTTCTAGTAAATTACAGTTTTCATTTAATGATATTAGTTTAGGACATATAAGTGTCTCAGGTGCTGATTCCCAGCTAAACTTCACAGGACAGCACAAATGCTGTGTAGCTGATGGTGAAAATATAGAAAATTATAAAAATTTAACAGGTTTGATTGTTGTATCTAGCGGAACTTACCTAAACACTGTAGATGAAAAAAGTAAGGCAACTATTAATGAATCACTGCCAAGAATAAAGCTATCAGACAAAATTAATCAAAAGAGTATTTTTGGAGTAATTTCTAGCGCAGAAGATATATCAGATACCTCTAGAGATTATGCAATAGGCATTTTCGTAAGTACGTATTCAAAAGAGCCAACAAAAGATGATACAAGGGTAGTTGTTAATTCTATTGGAGAGGGCGGCATATGGGTTCTTGATGAGAATGGAAATATTGAAAATGGAGATTATATAACAACATCCAGCGTGCCTGGATATGGAATGAAACAAAATGATGATATACTTAGAAATTACACTGTTGCAAAAATTACTCAAGATTGCGATTTTATAAATAATAAAAATTTAACCAAAAAACAGGTAATTTTTGAAGGTAAAACATATATAGCAGCTTTCGTTGGCTGCACTTATCATTGCGGTTAATGGAAGGAATATGCCAAAATCATCTTATCCAAATAAAATAGACTCATCAGTAGAGTTGCCAATTGTTAGAAATAATGTAACAGAAATAAATGCAGAATTTATAAATTCTCTAAGAGATGCTATAATTCAAATAGAAAAAACACTTGGAATAAATCCACAAGGAAACTCAACCGTATCTGAAAGAATCTCTTCTGTTATAGATCAATCTGGAGAAATAAGAAAAGAAGCTTTTGATAAGGCTGGCGTTATATATGGGCCAATAACAAATGATGTTATATCAAAAGTTGCTGCTATAGAAGAATCAAAATTAAGATTAGACTTTCCAACCAGATTGATACAAAGTGAAGTAACATTATTAAAAACAGAATTAGAAAATTTTATAAATATTATAGAAGAAATATCTGCAAAGCTATCTTCACACATAAATACTCTTTCAGAATCAAGACATAATACAAATAATATTAGTGTAAGCACCCTTAGCAATACAGCATCAGACACCTCTACTTCCGGATTTGCCGGTGGTAGCTTAACTGAAGCATTAGAAGATATATATAACAAACATATACTATTCTCAGGATCTGCAACACAAGCAAGTAATTCACATAATGCATCTCAAGTTTATTTTAATAATTCATCTGTTTCAGATTTAATTCAAACTACAGATGTTCAAACAGCAATAGAAACACTTGCAGATCAAAAAACAAATTCTTTAAAAACAAATGTATTTCATACAAATGCAAACGGAATTATAAGAAAAGCAAAATACTTTGATTTAATTAATAATGTAGATGGAAAATTAAAATTAGATTTTACATCTGTATCTTATTCTGCAACAACATCTCAGAGACAAGTTATAACTTTAATAACTCCAACTGCAACTTTATATGAAATAGAAAAATTTGATATATTAGAAATATCATCTGGTGTTTCCGAAGAAGATGACAAGCAATATTTAATAGTTGATTTTGAAGTAACAACTGAGTTGTTATCAGTAACAATATTGGGTGGAACAAAAAATGATAGTGGTGTTAATTCACAAATTAGGATATTAAAAAATCCATATGAATATTCAAATGAAAATGCTTATAATACAGTTGTAAGACCAAGATATAATAGAACAAATACTCCTGATATTATAGTGGCACATCCAAATAGTGCTACCATAATTACTCAAAATATAGCAGTAGAAAAAATTTCTACAACAAAAGCAAATATAGGTCTAGAAATTGACGGTACATCATATGACATACCAATATATAATCCAGCAAGGGGCACTACAAACACTTTAGATGAAATAATATTTAATTTTAATGAATATTGTTCTGATAATAAAATACCAGTATTTGCATATAAATATAGAGATATATCCTGCAATGAAATTGCAATATCTCACATAATACCAACATGGCTGGATTCATCTGTAAATAGATATATAAAGGCTACACTTGCATCATCAAATGATGCTTCATCTGAGTTTGGTATAAGCAATCTTATAGATGTAGAAATTTATGGTAATTATGGAAATGCTGTATTAATAAATGGAAATATTATTTCTGATAATAATAGTTTTATTACTTATTCTGATTCAGATTTAAGTTTAGTTATAGGTGGTAATACTATATTATTTAGTGTTTTGAATCCTATAGCTGAAGGTATTAAAATTGGCAATCTTTGTTATGTAGAAGGAAATGGTTTATATAGAGTAAGCTTAGTTTTGGAAGATAGAATCATATTAGATGACCAAGGGGACACATTTTCTTCTGCTTTATCAGAAAATGATAGAGTATTTATATACAAAGGAACAGTATCACTAGAGGAGCTTGAGTTTTCAGAAATAGTTGGTCCAGATGGCTCTCTAATTCTAGATATCTTTATGACAGAAAACTTAGAATATGGTTATAATATAAGGGCAACAATAGAATCAAGTTTAATAAATTCATCTTTTTATGGAATTATAAAAGATATATCAAAAAACTATTTAACATCTGGAACAGATATAATATCAATATCTTCTTCTGGACTTGTAACAGTAAATGATGGAGTTTCAACATCTTCTGGTGATCAAATTTACTCATCTGGAGAATACATAATAAGAACACCAAGTGGATCTAGTTTTTATAAGCTAGAAGCATTAAATGGACCGCTATTAACAACATCTTTGTCTGTAAATATAAATGGATTTGATGAATTACCAGAAAACTTAATACACCTATCTAGATGTGTTTATTCAACATCTTTTGGATTTATTATTGGTGATTCAAGCTTTGGAATACCAACTCTAACAGACAAGAGGCCATCTGGTACATTAAATGAGGTAAATGTATCATCTTCATTAATTGAAAAATATATAACTGGCCCAAGATCAGAACTCAGAGATGATGGAACTCTTTCTGGATTGGATTTTTATATAACCGGAAATACAACAACAAATTGTTTACTATCTATAAATCCAGGTTTTTATTACAACAGTGGAATCAGATATAAATTCGATGGAATAGAAAATCTTCCAGTTGTACATGATGGAACTAGTTTTTATGTTGCATTTGATAAAAATGGATGCTTGAAAGTTGGCAATGAAATATCGGATCCAATTGGCTCTGGAATGATATCTCCATTTTATGGAGATAAAGTAACTTATTTAGCTTATATGATTGTAAGGACTGGTGGTAGTATAGTTGAGGTAGATTTAAGAAAAAACATATCATTTATTGATAAAAAAATAGACCAAATAATTGTTGCAAAAGAATCTGGAGCAGGACACTTTACTGATGTAAAAGATGCAGTTAATTACGCTAGATATTACAAGATGTTTAATAAATCAGATTATATTCCATCAATATTAATAAAGAATGGAACATATGAAATAAATGAAAGAATAATATTAGATTTTGATGTTGAGATTTCTGGATCTGGACCATCTACAGTTTTGGTACAAGGAAATGATATTGTTTCAAGTAGCTTTACCGAAGAAATGCTATCTTTAAATTACTTATCAGCAATGTTTTTGATAGGATCTGATAATGATGCCTTGGCAAATCAATCATTAAATATAAATAATGGCATTAGAATAACTAATATGAAATTAAAAACATCTAATGATTATGATTCAGCAACTAATTCAAATTTTAATTTCTTTATATTGATAACTCAAGGCATTATTGATAATGAGGAAACAAAAATATTTAAATTTGATAATATAGTATTTGAAGGATCATCTTCAATGTTAGAAACAGATGATAATACATCTGGATTATTAAATGGAGTAAGACAAATTATTCCAATAGGTTTTGGCCTTGCAAGCGATTCACCTGGGATATCTCCAACTATATATGGAAACCTAATGGTAGAATCATGTATTTTCAGATATGTTGGAAGTGGCTGGACAACTATTGGTGGAATTATATCTAAAGCTGGTTCTTATACAATAAAAGATATATCAATTTTTGGAAATATAATAAAAAATGCATCACCAGCAAATTCAAGAGTATCAACAGGAGAATACAATATATTTGATAGTTCTGTTAATTATTCTATGTCTGGCTTTACCTATCCGACCCTTTCCTCGGTGACATTAACGATGGAGAACATTTCTGTTGCCGGCAACGCTTTGGCTGATTAAAATCTGGGTGGGTGAAATATGGATAGAGAAATCTCCGCTATAGATGCAATTTATCAAATATTTGATAAAATTAATGATTTAGAAAAAAGAATTCAAGTTATAGATGATAACATTAAAATTTTAAATAATAAAATAACGAAGTTAAATAAAAATGTTTCACAAGAAACTAGCAAATCAATTCCAACTGCAACAACAACTCCGCAACCTACTTTTAATGATTCAGATTTAGCAAGTACTACTCAGAGTAGAGATGCAGAAAGATTATTGCTCGGTCCAACAAAAGTATATGGCTATATAATGACTAGAGCTAGACAGCCAATATCAGATGTTATTATAAATATTTTTGATTCAAATAAAAAACTTGTAAAAACAAATAAAACAAATTCAGATGGATATTGGGAATCAAGGCTTCCAGCTGGAAGTTATGTTGTTGAATATATTCATAGTAAGTTTAAGCCAGTAAATAAAGAAATTGATATTGCTAAAAATATAAAAGAATATGAGGTTAAATAATGTTTTCAATTTCAATAAAATCAAATGAAGATTTAAAAGAAGATTCAGTTAAAACTGGTAATAATATTGCAAAATTTATTAAAGAAAATTTAAATAAAGAATCTTTAATTATTAAAGATACTAATACATTTAATATTATATCAGGAAACATAAATACTAATAAAAATGATTTAATTGCAGAGATTAATTTTTCTTGCGAATTTTCCATTTCTCAAGATGAAATTTTAGATAGAGATAAATTAGATAAATTTATTTTTTACATAAAAAGCTGTTTAGATAATCTTTCTACAATAGAAGATAACAAGTATTTACCAATTCAATATAGGACGGAAAAAAACAACAATGATAGATCAGATAAATCTACCGGGACTGGGGCTAAACGCTGATCATATTGTATATTCTAGTTTTTTCAATGATAACTATATAATTCAACAAACTGCGATAGTTCATCCAAAGCATTTATTGATAGATGGCTTGAGACAGATTTTTAGAAGAGATTCAGTTTATACCTATAGAGATGATGAATACGGTTATCCACTAACTCCAGATTTAACTGGAAAAACAATAGATTCTCTTGATACCACTAAGATACTAATTAGTGATGGATATAGATATGAAACAAAATTTTATCCAGCAATAGTAATTAAATCAAATGGTGGAAGTTATAAGCCAAATTCTTTTAATCAGGATATGACCCTAAAATATAGATCTGATATTATAGAAAATGAATTTGGATCTAGAAGAGTTGTTTCAACACCAACACATAGAGTCTATACTGGTAAATGGAATTTAAATTTTGATGTTGCTGTATACTCTGAAAGTTTATCAGAGCTAAATGAGCTAATAGATATAACGTCGCTAGCTTTGCAGTTTTCACTATGGCATCCGCTAAGGGCTGCAGGTTTATTTATTAGTGGTCTTAATATTGGCAGCGAAAATGCAGAGCCATATGCAAATGATTATGTATATAATACAAATATTACACTAAATACTATATCTGAATGGAGAGCTGAAATACCAATTGATAATTTAGTTGAAAAAATAGTTTTTAGAATTGAGCCAACTTTGCATCAAATTCCAGAAAATATTAAGACAGTTCAGGAATTAACTACTAAATATGATGATATATTAGAAATAACACAAATTATCTAATAATATTATCATTTATTATAACTACTAATAATAAAAATTTTGGTGTAAAGGATCGGAGGTATTAATGGCTAACATTCCAGGTATATCAGGATATATTCAGCCTGGCGCATTTGCAAGAGATCGTGTTGTTTCAAAGGCTGCCAGTATTCCTGGTGGACTAAGAGTTGCTGCAATTATGGGCGAAGGTATAAAAGAAGAAGTTATAGTAGAGTCTGCCGCAGGTGCCGGTCAGGATGGTTCTGCATCCTGCTCACCAACAGGCAGTGGTGATGGAAGATTTTTCCAAATATCCAACTTTCCTGTTGTATCAGGAAGGACCGAAATAACTCTAAATGGCGAGCAGCTATATGGGGTTGAAGACGAAATTGATGAAGCTGGTTTTGATTCTAGATATGATTTCAGACTAGATACACAAACTGGATGCATAGAATTACAAGCACCAACCATAAAAGATCAGGATGGAAGAGACTATTCAGTTAGCTCATTAAATATTGGAAATGGAACAATACCAAATACCTCAGATCCATGCAAAGTTTTAGATGTAATTGATAATACAGCTCCAGCTGAAAGATGGACACTAAAATGTGCATCTGTAGTTAGAGATTCATCTGGAGCTCCAGTTCCAGGTAAAGCAACTTTTACAGTAACTGGTGACGTATCTGGTCAAATATATGATTCAATAGGAAATCCTATATTTTTCCATAGCACATATTTCACAAGTTCATCTGGTGCAGTATCTGGAAATATAGATCCCTGTGTAGATGGTTATACAGTTGCATCATCTGATGAGTTTGGACAGGGAACCCCACAATCAGATGGTGGAGAAACTTTAGATACAACAAGTATATTTACATTTTCTGGCAACCTTGTAGCTCAAGGTCAAGCGCTGCCAGGAGATTTCCTATGCCTTGATGGTTATACTTCTGTAGAAATTGATTCAATAACTTATGATTCAGGAACTGATACAACTACAGTAACTTTGGCATCCGATTCACTAGAAGGAGTTGGTTTTGCAAGAGATTGGGAAATAAAAGCAACAAATCTATTCATAGATGATGTCGTATCTGGAAGCTTCACCGGATCTGATATAGGCAAGATTATATTGGCATGTCCAACAGGAAGTTTTGATGGTGGAAAGTTTGTAATTAAAAAAGTTACTGCAAACAATAGAGTTAGAGTACAAAAATATGAAGATGAAACAGTTGCATTTAGCTCACAAAGTGGTGTCGGCTTAACTGGAGTTGCACAAGATAATATTACCTTCCATCTTGTAGAAACAAACGGAATAATTTTAGCAGGAATAAAAGAAGGATCAATTCCATTTGAAGTAGGAGATAGAATATTTGTTGATGTGGCATCCAGAGCCTTGGCTTTTGGAGATAGGCTAGCAGCAAGATATATATTTGAAGGCGACTTAAATGATCCTCAGTTCTTTACAGATGCAGAGCTTTTATTCCAGAAGCATGGATTGCCATCTGAAGAAAATACTCTATCACTTGGTGCTCAAATGGCATTTGAGAATGGCGCACCAGGCATTTTGGCTGTACAATGCAAACCTCCAGTTCCAAGAAGAACATCTGCAGAATTACTATCACCAGTAAATTCACTAGGAGTTGGTGGATTTACAGGATGTCTTGATGGCTCTGGCGTTATAGATGATGATCTATGTGGAGTTGAAGATCTAAGATTAATTATACCAAGACCTATCTTTGGACTAAGAGCTGGAAGACCAGACGCAGATTCTAGAGTTAATATCTTTGTAAATAGAGCTGGAGTTGAAACTCAAATATTCCCAAATAAAGTAGAGTTCTACAATAGTCTGTTAGAATCAGATTCTCAACAGTTAAACTTCATAACTAGTAATGATAATCCATTCTCATACACAATTGTAAATACAGATACAGAAATTTTATTTACAGCAGAAGATGGTGTAATGGTAAGCTCATCTGGAGTTAGATCAATATCAAGCTTATTCATAGATCTTGATGGAAGTCATGTTGGCTCTACAATAGTAATAGAGTCAATGGAAGATACATCTGGAAATATATATACAAGTGTCTCCGATATATCAGAGCAGCTATATGGTCCAACACCAGATGACGTATCTGCTGAGGTTGTAATATCGGCAGTATCCTCTGATTCAAAGGCTGTTATAGCTGGAAGTGGAACAAATACCTTAACATTTACAGATAAATTTGTAAATATACAATTCTTTATCAAATCACAAAACACAACAAATGTAAATGCTGCTTTATTGCTACATAAAGACTTAGTAAAGAGCGGAGCAATAAAGAAAGGTGATGGCATAAGAATAACTTATGTTGATGAAAATGATGCTGATTATTTTGATACAAATTGGTTTGAAGCATTTGAGAAGCTAGAAGCTGCAGATGCTCAGATGATAATTCCACTGCCTTCCAGCACCGTTTCCTCTATATTCAAGGCTGCAGTAGGACACTGCGAGACTATGAGCTCCATAGCCAATAGAAAGGAAAGAATGGCAATAATTGGAGCACAGATTGGATTAACTCCAGCCAATATACTTGGCGAATCAAGTGCAGCTGTAGAAGACCTTGGAATTTTAGAAGGAATACAGGGAGATGATCCACTGGAAGTTCTAACTGGTGATGTAGAAGACCTTGCGAACTACAAGTTATCTGATAATTACTCATCATCAAGAGCTGTTTATCTGTACCCAGATTCTATAGTTAGAAATGTATCTGGTACAAATATTGCTCTACCAGGATTCTACATGGCTCCAGCAGTAGCCGGTCTGATGTCAGCAACTCAAAATGTCGCAATACCTCTAACAAATAAAGTTCTTCAAGGATTTACTCTAACAAGAGATAAAATCTTTAGACAGGTAATTCTAGACAGACTAGGTGGTGCTGGCGCCACAGTAATTCAACCAATACCAGGTGGTGGAAGAGTTTTAGCCGGAAGAACAACAAGTCAGAGTGGATATGTTGAAGATGAAGAAATCTCAATTGTATTTATTAGAGATAGAGTAAAGCAAGTCCTAAGACAATCACTAGCTGGATTTATTGGTGGAGTTCAAGGTCCAGATACACTATCCCTAATATCTGCTAGAACAAAAGTCATAATGACCGGACTTTCATCTCAAGGCTTAATTACAAGCTTTGGAAATATTAGAGCATCAAGGGATAAGGTTGATCCAAGACAAATAAACATTTTCCTACAGTTCGTACCAACCTATCCAATAAATTATGTCTTTATAGACATTGAAGTTGGAATAATTTAAGGAGTAAATAAAAATGGCATCTTATCCATATACAGGTACACTATTTGATTCTGAGGCAGTAACTGGTGCAAAAACTAGAACTGGTTTAAGTACACAGATCGTTATCTATGTAAATAATCAGCCAGTTGGTGCCATCCAGTCTTTCTCAGAAAGACAAAATAGACCAATAAAGAGAATAAGCGAAGTCGGAACAGACGGAGTTATAGAAGCAGTACCACAGGGTCCAACAACCGTAGATTTAACAGTAAACAGACTATATTTTGATGGTCTTTCTCTTCCAGAATCTATGGCAAGAGGATTTAGAAACATTCACTCTCAAAGAATACCTTTTGATATTGTTGTAATCGACAGATTTACAGGAACAGAGGAAGAGGGTGGGTCAATAGTTACTACATATCATAACTGCTGGTTCCAAAGCTTAGATAGAGCATATAACGTAAACGATTATACAATCGTAGAAAATGCAAGCATTATGGTTGAGACTGTAAGCACAGAAAGAAACGGAGCACCAGTTGCAAGCAGTCAGGGTGTTGGTGGAGGAAGAGATCTTGGCTCAGAAGGTCGCCAGATTGATGCAGTTGAGCAGGCTGCTGATTACGGCACATATAGAGGCAGCTTAGACTTCCCAGGTTTAATTAAATCTGCATTTTAATATTAGTTAAATATTTATTAAGCCTATCGTATTTTTGCGATAGGCTTATTTTTTTGGTATAATATTTTTGGAGATTATATTAAAATGTCAAAAACATCTGTATCACTAGATAATAAAAGAGATTCTGATAAAAAAGTTACTACAGAAGAAAAAAAAATGTCATTAAAAAGCTTAAAAGACTTATTGTTCTTAGGAAGATCCGAAAATATTATAACAATAGAAGGTATAGACTTTAAGTTAAAAACAATAACGGCTGAAGAGCAGAGAAATATAATTTTAAAAATTATGAAAATGCAAGAAGAATATAGGATTCTATCTGCTAAAATTGTTACTTTGGCTTTTTCAATTACATCAATAAATAATGTTCCATTTGAAAGCTTTACAGATGATAATTTAGATGGAGATATTTACGATAAAAGAATAGCTATTGTTGAGCAGCTACAAGCATCAGTTATTGATAAGTTATATAATTTTTATGAAAAAATGGTAAAAGAATCAAATTTAGAGGCTGATGTTGAAGAAATAAAAAAATAGCAGAGGGTCCAGAATCAAAGATTCTATGGACCCTATCTAAGTACTGGGGCTGCCCAATAACGGACAGCAAAATAACTAGTATAAATCCAGTTCAGCTATACTGGTATGCTATAATGATTAGTAAGGATATTGAGGATGATCTTGAAAAAAATCTTAATTTCTCAGAATATATAGCATCATTCTTTAACCCAGATGCTGTATCAAAAATAAAGAAAGCAAGAGAGGCAAGAAAAGATAATAGATTTATGAGTGATGAAGATTTTGATAATTTGATTAAGAATAAAGATTTCCTAAATGTAGATTACAAACAAAATAATACTAATATTAATGATATTAATACCGCTCCAGAGAGAAAAGGCGCTAGAGATGTTAGACTTCCAAAAGAACTTTCTGGTATTCTGAAGATAAATAGAGAAAATTTTTAGGAAATTAAATGTCATCTAGTGATATACCAATAATAAATAATATTAGGCAAGCAAAAGAAGCTGCTGGAAATCTTAATAATGATGTAAGAGATTTAACTAAGTCTTATTCAAAATTTGGTGATGCTGTATATTTGGCAACAAAGGGCGGCAAGGATGGTCTGGATGATCTTATTAAAGCTTCCGGCCAAGCCAACGAAAGCATTAAGGCTACAATTAATTTATTTTCAGATATAGCAGGTAATATACCTGGTCTAGATGGAGTTTCAGAGGTTTTTAGGGAAATAACTTCTAGTGCATTTGATTTTTCAACAAAATTATTTGAAACTGCTGGAAGGGGTGCACAAGAATTAATTGATGGATTGGACTCTCAAAGTAAGGCACTAAGAGAAGTTGATTCCAGTATGTTTGGTGTGGTAAAATCTTTTGGAGAAGGTATAGGTGTTGCTAGAGAATTCACAGCATCAATATCAGCTCAATCTTTAACAGATTTTGCAAAAGCAGCTTATATATCAACTGATGATTTAAAAAGTTTTATAGAAGCAACAAGAGGATCTAACTTATCTCTATCAACTTTATCTCAAACAATATCCACTGCATATGGTAATTTAGATTTCTATACAGTTGCCTTGCTGCAAGCAAGTGCTGCGGGAATATCTATCAATGAATCTACTAGATTATTAGATGTTGCAATTAACAAACAAGGATTAACAGCCCAGACGGCTTTGGAGGTTATGTCTGGCTTTTCAGAAGTATCAAGAGAGACTGGAATATCATTCTCAACTGTAGCAAATACATTAAATAGTGCCGCAAATCAGTTTAGTAAACTAGGCATGTCAGCAGAGTTTGGAAGACCAATTTTAGAAAATTTTGCAAAAACAGTTAAAGAGGTTGGACTAGGTATTGATGTTGCAACTGAATCTACAACTTCGCTCGTTTCTGCTATGGGTGGTTTATCTGATAATTATGGTTTAGCATATTTAACACAGCTTAGAGGCGGTGGGGGAGTTACATCTGGGGTTCTTGGAACATCAATTGAGATGAGGCAGAGTTTAAGAGAGGCCGAGGAATCTGGTGATCAAGGATCAATTGCGTTAAGAATGGCAAACCAGATAAAAGAAGCAATATCATCATTAACTGGTGGAAATATAATAACTTTAGAGCAAGCTGCAAAATCACCAGATCTTCAGTCACAATTTTACATGCAGGGACAACTTTTATCACAGTATGGAATAAGAGATACCGGAACTCAAGATGCAGTATTAGATTTACTCTCAAAAATAGATGAAGCTGGAATATCTGGAAATATGGGGGGACAAGAAGAGCTTGCAAAACAGCTATCCATGGAAATAGAAGGAAGAGAGAAAATTATAAGTGAAAATGAAAAATTAGGAATAGAAATCGGTTCATTAAAGTTTGCAATAGCAGAGCTAACAAGACCAGTTTCAGAGATTAGCAGAAGTATTGCTGGTGATATTAGAGGTGTTATAACTGATGAATCTAGAGATATTTATGAAAATCTTGTTGAGTCTATATCTGAAAAAATGCCAGATGCAATTAAAACATTATCTGATGCCATTGATTCTTTAAAATCATTTGATTTTAAAGAATCAATAAAAGGTTTATTTGCAAGTACTGATTCATCTATGGTGAACAATGCAGCTGATCCGGTTGAATTAGGTAAAACAGCTATATCATCAATTAGAGATGATATAAAACAAGCACTAAGAGAAGCCTTAATAGTAAAAATTGAACTATCACAAGATGCGCAAAGATTAGTTGCAGCTACAGCATCGTCACCCGCAGTAACCTTGAATACTACACAATAAAATATATTAATAAATAAAGATATAAAATGAAAACAAAAAGAGATACAATAATTTTCTACCTACCACTAAGCATGGATGCACTAACTAGAGATGTATCTCCTGTATCTGGAGTTCCAAATATTGCTTTAAATAACTCAACACAACAAAATGGGATTCAAAATAGTTCTCAAAAACTAGATGGTGTTTATTGGGAAAAGAAAAAAATGTATATAAATCCATCTCAAATAAGAATAAATGAAAATAAAAATATAAAAGATACCCTAACAAAAGGCGGATATTCTATTCAGTATTGGGGTGAGGTTTTAACAACCCTAGATATAAGCGGAACAACAGGATCATCTGGTGTTGAAGGCATAAATGTTCTTTATTCAATATATAGGCATGAACAATTACATTTTCCAAAAATATTAGAAGAAAGAGATCGCAGATTAGCCCAAGAAGCTTTAGATCAATCAATAACTGGAGCGCAAGAGGCAGCAGTCGGACAAACATCAGTTGCACAAGCTCTAACTATAGCTGATACAATACTTACTGGTGGCGCTATATCAAGCACAATTAATGGCTTAGCCAGCACTATAAGCGTTTTTTCAGATTTGGTTCAAAATGGTGGATCAGAATATACTCCAGCAGTCGCTCCAACAATCCCTACTTTGGCAGCTTTTGCAACAAATATACAGATGTATCATGATGGAATTTTTTATAGAGGATATTTTACAAATTTTGGCTTTACTGAAAACGGAGATACTCCTGGTCTTTTTGATTATAGCTTTAACTTTAAAGTAACTAGAAAATATGGACAAAGAAATAACTTTATGCCATGGCATAGAAATCCTCTTGATTTTAGCGGAAACCCACAGCAATCTCAAGGTTCAAACGTATCAAAGGGAACATATCCAGGTGTAAATAGACTCTCATTCCCTCTTGAGCCAGTAGAAAGCAGTAAGGCTTGGGAGCAGAATGATTATGATAATTTCTACAGGAATGATAATTCAGACGACTTTTTTGGAGTCAGAGAGCAAAAATCTACTTTCTCAGAAACAGAAGATACAACTGTAAATAAGTCTGTTTCTAGAAGAAAACTTATTACTGGATAGGTATAATTTATTTATGAGCTTTAATGAACTATTAAAAAAGACAGCAAAAACTTTACAAAGAGTTAGGAAAGATATTACAACAGGAAACCCTGTTTATATATCTGAGCCTGGACTTGTTGAAACTGGTGTATCTTTATATTTAGAAGATAATATATTAAAATCATCTACTCCAAAGTTTCGAAATATAACATCAATATCTCCAGAGTCAGTTGTTTTAATAAAAAAGAAAGCATTCTCTACATTTGCCTCATCTAATGATATTAGATATATGGAAAAAACAGAGAGAATGCTATTAAGAGCAACTAAGGCCTTATTTGCTTACAAGGTTCAGCAGATAAGAGCATATGAAAGTCTTACAAAATTTGAAACTTTTTATACAAAAACTGGAACATATAGCTTAAATCTTCTTTCATCTATGATGAGGCAAAGTTCATTTTTAACATCTAATCCAAATTCTTTTAATTCTCAGTTTTTAACAAAATTAAACTATAAAAATGAAGATGAATATGCAAATGCAAAGCTAGAAGAATGGCTGCGCCAACCATTAAACAGCAATGATGATGCTATATCTTTGGTCTCATCAAATTTGAGAGTTAATAGCGCAGGATACTTAGATGCTTTATCTGAAAGAGTTAAAACAAATAAAGATTATATTTTTTCTTTATCATCATTTCAGGCAAAAGAAATATTGAATTTTAAATTGAATTTTTTCAAATCTGAATTTAATTCTGAAATAAATTCAGGAGTATATAGCGCAGATAACGAATCTTTTGATTTTAATAAATACTTTTCATCACTTGCAGATTATTATAGCTATAATTCTTCTGGTGATTCAAAGATATCTGAAATAATAGAACTAATAAAAAGAAATGCATTTTCTCAGGATTCCAATCTTACTACGTGGATAGTTGATCCAAATAGTATAGACCATTATTTAACAGGACCAGGTACTGGGGTTATAGAGCTTACAAACTTTACAGATTTTTCATGTGAAGTTGGGTTGTCATCAAGTCCATCTGGTGGGTCATTATCAATTGACTTTCCATATGGACTAGGAAGAATAACAGAGGATGATATAGAAATAGCAATAGAAGAAGCACTAAGAGGAACTCTTGGTCTATTTTCTGATCTGGCATCAAATGGCTTAATGTCATCAGAAAACGGTATAATGAAGCCAATGGTAGATGGTATTAGCTTAATTGGAGCTGGAACACTTTTAAGTGGATCTGATGCATTCGATTCTACAATAGACATAGACTATATAAGAAAGTCATTAAGATCTTTTTATTTAGGAAAAACAATAATAAACCCATCAGATTATGTCCACTTTTTTGTTAGAGGAAATAGATTTAGACAATCTAATAAAGGAATTAAAAGTGATTTACTTGTAGAGGATACAGAATATTCTATAAGTGAACTTGTATTTAAAGCAGAATATGAGCTTTATACAAATAAACAAATATCATATGAAGATTATAAAAATCTAAGAAAAGAACAAGATAACTCACTAAGTATGATACAGGTATTCTGTGGATATGTGGATAATGTATCTGAAACTTATGGAAATGGATCATTCTCGTTAAGAGCAACAATAAAAGATAATATGGGTTGGTTATCATGGAGTAGAATCCCGTCTGAACCAATATTATCAGATGTTAGTGGAATATTAGAAGATCCATTAACTCCATTTAAATTAAAGGTAAATGATACATACAGTGTAGATTATGAAAATGTAGATTTATTAGATGAAAATAAAAGATTATTAGAGTTAAATTTATTATCATATAGCAGCGGCTTGCTTGCAGGAAGCAATGCAAATCCATCTAATATATATCAGGGCCAATTTAATGGAATAGGATCCCTGGATGGTAAAAGAATAATTCAGCATGCTGATGGCTTTGTATATAGGTGGAAAACTGGAATTATAGCTGCAACAGCAAACTTTAACACAGTTGGTGGAAAAAGCACTGCAGAGCTTGCACAATATACACAATATTATGCACCAAGTGCTGTAAAAAATCCAGTAAATAATTTAGATGTTGCAAATATAGTATCAACACTAGTTACTGGAGAGCCATATAATTTATTAAGGTTTATAGAGCAATCTTTTGAAGCTGGAAATAAATCTTCAAGATTTACAGCAACCCTTGGATCAAATGATCCATTAACTGGATATTTGGACTCTATTAAAAAACAAAATAAAATTTATGGAAATTTTAAACCATATAGACTATTTACTCAAAATTCAGCAACTTTAGAAATATTATCTTTACAAGGAAGAAAGCAAGAATTAAATAATGAAATAAAAATATTGTCTAATAGAAAATCAAAATTAAATGAACAAATTTTAAAGTTAAAACAAAATAATATTAATGTTCCAATAATTTTAGCATTAAAAGCAGAAGTTGATTCAATTAATGCATCATTATCATTAAAACTAGGCGATGCATTAGAAATAAATAATGCTATAAATTCTGCAGAACAATTATCTGCCAGTTCATTATTTGGAACATTATTTGATTCACAAAACTCACCTCCATTATTTATTGGTTCAACAAAAGACGAGCATGAAGAAATAGTCAGAGCAATGTCTAAAGTTGGAGCAATGAGAAGAATAGAGGATGTAAGATTAAATAGAGATAATAACTATTTAATTATATCAGATCAATATGATACATCTGATATAAGGCCATTTATATTGGGTATGAATAATTCACAATATAAAAAATTTGATGGTGAATACGAGGGAATATATGAGTTATGTGTTTCTGCATCAAAAAATATTCACATGGAATTCTTCTGCAATTCACAGGGTCACCTTGAACTAAGACCACCTCAGTGGAACAAGACTCCATTAACATTATTAAGAGATTTAGTTAGATATAAGAAAATAACAGGAAAAGATATAATTCCTGATTTTATAACATCTTCTTTAAAAACAAGGGAAAAAGTTTTATACGAAAATATATATTATTCAAATATAAGAATTGTATTAATAGCACTGTTACTTGGAAGATTTCCAGATTCAAGCTTGATACCCGGCCTTAGATATGCGTCTTCAACAGAATATCTAATTGATGCCACAATTGTAACTGACTCTTCACTATCATTTTTTGGAGTTACTTTTACCGAAGGAGAGGACCCTGTTACAAAGCTAAGAAGCAATACAAATAACTATTTATTTGATGCAAATAGCTCTACAGATATTTCTATAGATCCAATATCAAGTCAAAGACTAAAATCTAATGGATTAAGCAGAGGATTATTTTTAAATATATCTACTTCTGATGAAGTTAAAATATTGGATGGTGATACGGAAACATTACTTGGAGAGATTGATGCAATAAGCGTTGCATCACAAACTTTAATTGAAGATATACAAAATTCAGCCTATGGATATGGTGATCCAGCGGCAAAAAGTATAGCAACTGTTGAAAATTTAAATAAATTAAAGAATGAGTTTAAAAAACTAACTGGTAGGGATCCTGGCGTTGGTCTTTACGCAAAAGATAATTTTGAAGAAAAAGATATTATATTTAATGAATTTAGATTATCAGAAAATGAATTTTTTGATGATAAAAGCATTAATATTACAGGAAAAATAAATAAACTAGTAAGAGAGCTTCAAATAACTTTATCTTCTAGGGATTCTTATATTAGATTATTAAAATCAAGTCTTCAGAGAAAGCAGGAGCTCGAAGAAGCTGTAGGAATATTGACAAATGAGGGAAATGCTCTAAATTTAGAACAAGATCCAGTTCAAGGTACTTCTGATTTAACCAGAATACTAAATGGAGCTCAAGAGGTCTTGGAGAGAACATCTGATGTAATACAAACAACTATTGATATAATTACAGGAGATACATATAGGTCTACACCATTTGATTATTTGGTTGAAGATGATACAATAAATATATTAGGATATGGATCTGGTAAAAGATTTATAATTTATGATGATCAAATCATTAGTGCAAATTTTTCAGAAAATCCACCATCATTCACAAGATGCGATGTTGTTGGTGATACTCCACTAAATCTAACTGGAGAATTATCCAGTCAAACAGATGGGAAACTATTATGGGCTGGAGCAACTGACTTTGATTTATGGAGACAATATGGATATAAAGTTGAAACTTTAAATATTCCATTTATAACTGATTCTGAAACAATGGGTAAACCATATGCTATATTGGAATTGTTGCTTGCATCAGCTGAAGTAAATTCTGGAAGCATAAGTGTTATAGGAAATGAGTTTTATCAACCAGG